TCCAGTTCTGCTATGCGCTTTTCTGAGGCTTCAAGTAACGCCTGCTTATCGCGTAGCGCTTCTTCCAGTTCAGCAACATGGCATTCACTATCAATAAGGTTGTTCTCTGCTGCTTCCAGCTCAACACGCAACTTCCCTACCGTTAGCGCAATTTCCTCGTTCTCCTGATCGCGGCTTTTGATGTATTGCAGGTTTCTTTCCCGTTCATCCAGTAGTGCCAGCGCAACATTTGGATTAAAAGCAGCAATAAATTCAGCGTTTGCATAAGCCTGAACATCTGTTTCAACCAGGCAGTTAACATGACATTCCGCAATCACACCACCGGGTTCTCCTTTCCATTTTTGACAAACAAAAACTCCTGTTAAATTGCCGTGCCGATTAACAGATGTATGCCCTACGATGTAGCTTCCTTTAGTTGCTTTTTCTGCCTTGGCACGCAGTGCCTGATAGTCAATCTTGCTCACTGGTTGCCTCCTTTGCGCCACATCGCATTCAGATATTTGTTGTCATTAACAGAACCGAAACTCTTTCTCTTAAGCAATTCCTCTCTCGATGGCATTGGCTTTACGCGCTGGCGAATAATCATTTCTGCCGGAAGAATGCCGGGATTGTATGCAAGTCCTCTCATGATTTACTCTCAACGAACTGGTCAACGGCCATGCTAAGTGACACACCTAAAGTTTCGATATGCTGCTGAATATCCTGTAGCGTCTGCGCCTGAGATAACAGGATTTCACGGTTGCATAACTCTTTAACCAGATGCTCAAACTTGCTGTAATAACCGATACGACTTAGTGTTTCTTTCCCTGCATTCTCACCTTCTTTGATAATTCCTCTTTCGCTAAGAATCAGGTCGTGTTTGGTTCCGGTAATAACGTATTTGCCGAGGTCGATGTTTAGCTTCATTGTTTTCATTGTTAATTCCTCAGTCATTACTGATAGCGCCATAGCGTGAGCGGTAATTACGCAGGCGCGGGTCGATATATTCAGGGAAGTGGGTATATGTGGCTTTGCGGAATGGTCGGATTGATGTCTGGTAAATTCGCTCGCGTTCTTCTTTCTCTGCAAGCCATATACAATGGCGAAATTCCTTTTCCTCTTTCGTTTCCTGCGGTAGCGACATTATCCGGTCGTAGTTTTTCCTGAATTTATCCAGCACCTCCGCCTTGGAGCTACCGGAGCAGTTGCGCGGGTCATCCGCACCATACAGAGGCGCTGGCATAATGGGAGCCTTATTTTCAGTAATCAGAAAGGAGGGTAATCGTTCTGGCTGTAACCATAATCATCTGCATGATTCTGGCTTACGTTTTTAGAGCGATTGTCTTTATCTTTGAGGCTGGCAACCATGTTGGCGATAGTTTCTGGTTGCTTGCCTTCCGACTTTTCTTTAAGGGTTTGACCTGTTTGTGCAATAAACGGGATGCGTATTTCCATCTGGTAGCTGTCTGCGCCAGTCTTTTTGTTTGTGGTTAATACTTTCTGGAGCACTAACCCGATTTTCTTTCCATGAAATTCAGGAGCAACAAATTTACTGGCGGAAACCATATGTTGCGTTAACTGCTTAATCCCAACACACCCCATCATGGCATGAACGACGTTTGCACCAAACTTGTTTTCCGTTCCGTCATTTTTCTGAACACAAACGCTAAGATATTGGATTTTACGTCCGTCGTCGGATTCGCCAGAAAGCTCAATAAATTTTGCGCCTTTTTCTGATTGCTTTAGTTCTGCTTCAGTAATGGTAATGATATGAGCGCCAGTTTCGTTAATAAAACCACCTTGCCCTGCGGTCAGTGCTGCTTCTTCGTTATAAGTAAAAATCACGTTGCTCATGCGGCGTTTTCCTTAATTTGATGAACATTATTGATGCCGTAGTAATCACAAACAGTGGCATCGACGAAAGAGAGATCGTTATCAATCTCATTGGAGTCAAACATTCCCATTGGGGATTTAACAGTGTCTGCACCGTTGTTTTTCGTGGTGAAAAAGAACTGGTCATCACGGGTAAGGGTGCGAAGAACTATAGTAAACATGCCTTCGACAGTGATTTTCTCGTCCAGCATTTTTCCTATAGTTTTCATTTTCACGCGCCCCATAGGGGTTTCTTCGGTGTGCGCAAGAAAATAGACTCTCAGGTCATCTGGCGCATCCTGTGCAGCCTTAATCACCTCCCATGCGTGGCGGCCTATCTCAGTAAATTTATCAAACGATTTTTCTTCTGAGCGGCGCATAAACTCATTGCTCATCACATACTGGAAGTCATCAACAATAACGATTCTTTTCCCGTATTCGTGAGCACGCTTAATTACGGCAACTATTACGTCCCATTTATCAGTGGTAACTACGGTTCCTTTTTTTGCTCTGGCATCCCATGCTAGCCAGTCTTTTGATTTAAATGGCAGCGGCTTGCCTATTGGTTTTATAAGTATTGCTTCCTCTGGATTGATATTTCTCATGCTGGTTGATTTTCCGGTGCCAGACTCACCGAGTATTAATGTCGCAGTTCCCATAATTTGCCTCAGAATGGTAATTCGGATGGGGAGGAAAGAAACTCGCGCTCATTCATGCGCTCTCTTTGTGCCTGCCATAAACAAAGTTGTTTCTTTGATTTATCTCCCGCTTTACGCCAGTAACGAGCCTCAGCAATGTGATATTCTCTTTTTAATCGACTTAACTCTGGAGTTTTCGCCAGCTCTACCGGAATCATTTTGACCTCCATTTTTTATAGGCTTCGACGGCTTCACGAAACATCTTTTCATCGCCAATAAAAGTGGCGATAGTGAATTTAGTCTGGATAGCCATAAGTGTTTTATCCATTTTTGGGAACTCCTGGCTGATTAAGTACGTCGATGAGTCGTTTCCATCCGTCACGTAATTTACGGGTGATTCGTTCAAGTAAAGATTCGGAAGGGCAGCCAGCAACAGGCCACCCTGCAATGGCATATTGCATGGTGTGCTCCTTATTTACGCTTTAAATTGCTCCGTGTATTCACTCGTTGGAATGAATACACAGTGCAGTGTTTATTCTGTTGTTTATGCCAAAAATAAAGACCAACTATGCGGCCTGAAATTACTTAACCAATGATGCTGCATATTCGATAAGGTAAAGCTTTGGGGTCAGCCAAATTTTTAACCAAGTCATATTGGTTACTACACCAATAATAAAAATTCCCCACAGAGTCAAAACTCCAACCAGTGTCATGATAAGAAGATTAATATCACCTTTGCTATCCCAAACCATTGTCGGCCTGTATTTGGGATTTCCCTTCTCCCATGAATATCCTTCATCACCGATTTTACCTGTCTCAACTCTTTGGCACTGCTTCTTCATAAACCAGAAAACCAGAGGGATTGTTAGAATGGCTATTAATGTTTTAATCAGACTGTCAACCATATTCCATAGCAGCAACTGATGAACAACATCAGGAATCTGTGCCTGGCTGAATGAAACAGCCGCGTCTATTCCATTGCTGGCTTTTTGCAGTAGTTCTACGAGAATCTTGTTTGCTTGTTCTTCCATATATCACCTTAAATAGTGGATTGCGGTTGAGATGCTTGAAGCTCAGAAACCTCTTTACGAAATTCTTTTCGCTCACGTGAAATAGTTTCTGCCTGATTAATAATTACCTGAGCCTGCTGGCGAATAGCTTCACTGGCAGGCTCTTTTGTTAAGAGCTGTGTGAAACCAGCGATAATGTTGCTGGCTAACATCTCAAACCGTTTTTTCTGAATATCTCTTGATTCTTCATCAATTGGTGGTTCACTATTGCTTAGTGCCGTTACATATACGCGAATTGCCGCTGACCGGACATCATCAGGAAGATGATCAAATGTACTGGCTCTTGTTTTTACAAGTTCGACAATATTTGCCTTCTTAATATCTTCAGTTTTTTCATCAAGTACTGAGATAAAATTTTTTACTGATGCTTCTAATAACGCTTCTAATTTATTTAAATCCATAATTACCTCGCTGTCAGTTGTTTTGATTTCCGGTAGCCTGCCGCGTAAATGGCTACGTTTGGAAGACATACACCAGTTTCTGGTTGCTTATGTCCAAACTCATTCGCGTACACAATGGCCGCTCGCTCCAGATTGCGTCTGTATTCTTTCTGTTGCCAGATCACGTCCTGTGCCATGAACTTAATTGGCTTAGCGTCTTCTATGCGCTCAGGCGTTTCGTGAGTACCTTTAGCCTGAATCTGTGCTCTGCTTAGAGTAGGGCGGTGTAATACTTCTGAACTTATTGCTTCTTCGCGGGCCAGCACGCCGTTAGCTAATGCCTTTGCCTTTAAACGCTCACGACGACGAGAACGTGAATTGCCTTTGAACTGAGTTCTGCGTGTCATATAGACCTCCTGATGAACTTTGGTGGTGTGGTAGGTGGGAGACCCATTTTGACCTGTTTCGGCCTACTTCAATTCGGCAATAGTCCCGCAGGCCTCGCCGCTTTACGTGCGACATATTCCCGTCCATGAACCCTTCACCACACCCCAAAGTTCACTTTGGTTATTGCGCTTTGTCAGCGCCGTAGATTCATATTCGAATCGTTGTATATTCACCGCCCTGGTGAGTAGTGCGTCCTGCTGATGGCTTAAAGATAACCTAGGTTATAGTGGTGGTCAATAACTTAATTTATGGATTCTGATAAATAAGTTATAAGTGATGGATAATAAAGGTATTTTATTTTTGTAAATGTTGCGGATTGGTCGGTATTGGAAGGGGGGGCGCTGTATTGCTGGCGTGTTGGTTCGTGGTTTACCGCATTTGCGGCTGTTAAATAGCTGCGCGGAATAGTAGATCACTTTGAGGGAA